CATCGCCAGCCAAATTAGGGATAACTGCGCCCGTTTTTATGCCAATGTCTTTGCAAAACTGGTCAACCAGTAGCCGTTTCCAACTCTCGGCATCCCACTTTGCCCCTAAGTGTTGGGATTGTTTGGCTACCTCACCAATCATTGCGTGGTACTTTTCCTCTTGTTCACGGCTTTTGTTTGCCGTCTTTATCTCTAGCGTTAGTTCTTTGCCAGACGCTAGTGCCTCTTTTACCTTTGGCCACACGCTGTTCATCACAACCGTAGCGTTATCTTTGTTTAGTTCTAACTTCACTTGTATTCCTCCTCTGCCATTTGGCAAAAGATTGAACACTCAATGTGCTGTTCTTGTGGGTAATTCCCGTCTGTGGGTTTTAGTTCATCAAGGTAGCGGTCTTTGAATATGGTTTGGCTTTTAAACCTTTCCAACTTAGCCATGCGGTCAAAATGCTCTGGAAAGTCTACTTTTATCTTGTTCCAGTAACCCATACCACCTTTAACGCAACCTATGCAGTTATTGTTGTGATACCCAAGGCGGTACATCATGGGTAACTCTATATTGGCGTTGCGTAGCATGGCTAGGCAATCTTCTTTAGACAATCCCTTGTCAATCAAAGGTGTCCAAATATCCACATCGTTGTTTGCGTCTATAAATCGGTCTAAACGGGCTTGTTCTTCAGCCGTATAACCAAACACCTGACGGTCGGTTGGTTCTTCAAAACGCTCTCTAATTTGCTTTTTTAAGGCTCTAGTGCATGGCGCACCTTTTGGCGTACGGATGTAATTCTTTTCAAAAACCCGATAAATTGAGCGTTGGTAAAAGTCATTGCCCAATATTTGGATTTCTTGACCAAACCATTTTTCGCACTCTTTGAGGAATCGCTTGTTGTCTGGGTGTTCTTCTGCCACCTCGGTGTAAGCAATTATTAAAGGTAATTTGCCAGCATTCTCGGCAATAGCCAACTTGGTAGCCACCGCAGATGCCGCGCCACAAGAAAACCAACAGATTATTCGCATTCTTGCACCATTACATTTGCGCCAGCAATTTCGTGATAAACCTTTGTAATGTGCGCCTCTACGATTTGGCTGTCATCTAAGTAAACAATGCCGTTCATTGCATCAGTAATACTTTTGTAGCAATTATCTATGTCTACACGCTTTGGATACTCTAAATCGTTTAAACAGGCTTCCTTGCGTTTTTTTGAGTATGAGGCAGGTACTGCATACCGAAGGTATAAAAACACAGTTAAAGCCCCTTTTAATGGCTCTGATGCGCCTATTGCTTGTCTGGCTTTCATCGCCACATGAGTTTCGTAGTCGATAGTCTTGGCATCGGTGTAAGTCTGGACAAACTGCCCACGCCTTGCAAAGCGCGGTCTGCCTTTCGGTACTGGGTCACCATCAACTGTGAATGTCACTACTAGCGTCATTGCGTAACTCCTTCAGTCTTTGAATAATCAAGATATTTAGAGTAGGAAAATCCAACATTAGCAATTTGCTCATGTGTCTGGCGTGGTCTATCGTGGCTGGGTTCATAGCCAATAGCGCATAGTGATTCGCCAGATGCTCGACATAAATCCCCTGTCCGTTCCAAGGCGCTATTTGTTTCAGCCAAGGACACGGGGTGTCTGTCTTTTCTTTTAATGCGGTCGAGGATGGCATGGGCTTGGGTCTTTGTCATTGCAATATTCCTTTAATCGTTTCAAGAACTTGCTTTCTTTCTGACTTAATGATTTCAGCGTTTGACTGCTGTATGGATAAGTAATGTTGATAAGACTGCTTATCGGAATTAAGCATTTCCATCTTCAGTTTTAATTCTTCGCCATTCTTGACAATCTGAAACGGGTCAACTGCGTAACCACTTCTGTCGATTACCAACTGGCAACGGCTGTCGTAAAACATAAGCACATTGTTCATTACACATTCGTAAAAGCGGTTAGCCATAAACGCATAGTTTGAATGTGTGTGTTCATCTTCAAAATAAATGGAATATTTGTAGTCTTTGAGTCTTAGACCTACTGGCTCGAATAAATCGGCTTCTTTCTCTGTCCACATAATCTTTTCAATAAACCTAGCCTGTATGCCTGCGTCTTTGTATTTGGCGTGGTTCTTTGTCGAGGAACTCAAAACCATGTTGACATTGTTGTAGTCCAACATATCTTTGATTCGGTGCTTGCGGAAAGTGCCGTAATAAATCACATCTTCTTTTGGCGTGTCCACAGTAGTAAAAAACATTTGTTCGTCAAAAACAAGCGTGTTTAAGTTGACTGTGTGCCAGTTCTGTATCCAATCGTTAAGCGTTAAGCCGTTCATCTTCTTGCGGAGAATCCAACCGCGATAACCCTCTCTGGGGTTGTTGCATATCATGTGATAAGGCTTGTTACTCTCCAAAAGCCACTTACGCAAAAGAATGTTATCTTCCATATCGTGGTCATTGACCAACCAGTACATATCGGCATCGGTGTTTTTTTGTAGGATTTCCAGATATTTGTTGTATTTCATGTAGGGCGAGGAATACGCACAAATGATTCTGTCGTAGTTGTTTTCCAAGGCTTTGGCTACTTCTGATTCGTGGCTTACAAAGTCACAACCAAGATGGTCACGCAATATTAAAGAATTCTTGACATGAACAATCGAAGTAACTGTGTCAGCGGTCATGCGCTTTTCGCAAGATTCGATGATTAAGGTTCTCATCAGAAGTTTTCCTTCTCATACCATTGCTGAACAGTCTGGCTAACAGGCTTGGCAACCACGGGGCGCTTGTAGTCGCTGGCGTTCTTTTCCCATTGGTGCTTAGAACACTTAGGCTTATCACCGCTCATGTGGACAGACCAGCGACTAGGGCAACCAGCAACAGAACACATAAGTTTCTGTATTTCATCAAAGCCGTTATCTTGACTTTGGTTGTTTTTAAAATTAGTTAGTGCCATGATATTTTCCTTCTACGATTTTTGCAAAATTACTGGGTTTAAGAATCCACTCTAGGTCAGCCACAAAAGCGCGACCATCTTTGCTGTTGACCTTGCCTGTCAAGAAACGAGATGTACCGATGTGGTCAAAGAACTCTGCAAACCAACCAAGAATGTCTTGTGCGCCTATTTCCTTGGTCTTGGATAGTTCGTCAGCAACCTCACGCCATCTCTGCCGTAAGTAGCCTTTACGGGCATCGTTCCATACCTCTACCTTGCGTAGCGTTGGTAAGTGCTTGTGATAAAGGTCTATGACCCCTTGGTGATTACATTTTGGTAAACCATTTCCTACCTCTGGTTCACCGCTAGGTGGACATATAGATATATCTGGTTTATGGTTAATGGTTATTGGTTCTTGGTTATTGGTTGGTTGAACATCCGTTGAACGGGCGTTGAACCTTCGTTCAGCAGACGCTTTACCAGCCTTAGACGCTTGTTGGATTTTCGAATGGTAATGCTCAATTTCCTTGTTGGCTCTAGGACTAACAAACCCTTCTTCTGTGGACAAAAAGAATTCGTTAAGAACCGACAAAACTTCTTGCTCGTAATCGCGCATATTGATTTGCCTAGCAATATCGCGTTGAGGAATTGGCTTTTCGTGAAGATAGTAAAAATCCAGAAGTCTGCGATAGGCACAATCTTCTATGACATTTAAATGCCTTGTGTGGGAAGCATAGTCCCCAATATTGAACTGGTAATAGTGCATTTCAGACCCGTACACGACCCTTGAAAGAACCATCGGAAGGAGGGGTCTGTTCTCTTTTCGGTACGCTCATGACTTCGTACCTAGCCGCGATTCAACATATCTTACATCAACTAAACCAACTTGGTTTAAGCACTTTTAACTGCCATATCCTTTGTTGGGGAACAGTTACCCATTGGGAAACAGCCGCTTGGCTGATACCTAATAGTTTGGCAAGGTCACGCTGTGAGCCTGCTAATGCAATAAACTTTTGTTTGTCCATTCCACCATTATATAAGAATACTTATAATAAATAAATAGGTATAAACCCTTACATTTATTTATTGTATTAGGGAAAACACCTAGAAAATAATACTTGACATTGTGATAAGTTGGCTTATAATTAAGTTATGCCGTAGCAAAATGCAAGCGGTCTTTTAAAAGGAAATAGTATGAGAATTTATACAAGAGAAGTTAAGCGCATACCATGGGCGCACCCAGTTAGGGTAAGTAGAACCCAGTCTGGTAGATGGGTATTAGATAGGGTTAGCAATTTGTCAGAGTTACCAGCCGACACATTTACTTGTTGGGAACACGCTGAATGGACTGCCAACGCATTGGCTAACCAAGAATACAGACAATCTGTTGCAGAAACAAAGTAACCCTGTGGGGGCGAAAGCCCCCATTAGGGAAACTCCCTACAAAATAGTATTGACAACTATATAATCCCGCTTATAATATCAACCATGCCCTAGCAATTTCGCAAGGGTCTTTTAAGGAAACAGTATGAAAATCGTAGAAATTTATTGCCAAGAAGAAAAGTTCAATCCACGCCTTAACTGCACAGTATCTGGCGCTTGGATTGCTGTATACGACAACGGCATGGAACTGGCCATTTGCCGTGACTATGAGGCTTCTGACAGCAAAGAAGCATTGTCAATCTTGAATCAAGAGGTGACAGCATGAATTCATTAAAACAAACCCTTAATGTTGGAGTTATTGGCGATTCTCCACAAGGCTTAGTCTTGCGTTTTCCTTATGGCTTTTATAGTTTTAAAAAAGTGCTTCAGCGTTGGGAGTCTGCTAAATACATCCCACCATTTTTAGACATGGATGGTGACCAACTAATGCAAGTCATCATTCCTTGGGAAGTTGCTCGCACAGAAAACATTTCTCTTTCACAACCCTATCAATGGACTATTGATGAGGTGACAACTTGGAATCACAACGCGCCCTACAACTCTCAATTCCTTGGCGCACAACCCGCACGCGCTGGTCAAGATTACTAAACCAAACGGGGCGCAAGCCCCATTAAGGAAACACCATGATTAAAAATTACGCAGACGAACACAGCGACTTTGACCGCATGACTTGTATATGCGACCACACAGAAGTTGACTGCTTCTTTGACTCATACACAGACAGTTTGCACTTTGCATACATCGGTGGTCAGTTAGTCACCGAGATGTTGCGCGATTCAGTTATCCAAGACTTTGAGCGCCAATACATCAAGGCTTGCAAAGAAGAAGCCTACAACGACAAACTTGATGCCGCCATTGCCCGTTACGAACTCAAACAGGAACTCTCATGAAACACAGCAATTACACAGAACACGGCATAGAAGGCCCGTTCACCCCACCACCCACACTTGTTGACAAAGTATTGTTCTGGCTCTCTGGCTTTGTAGCAGGCTTAGTCTTTACCCTTTTAATTACAGGAAACTAAATGAAAAACATTGCAACTGCTCTTGTCAAAGCACAAAAGGCTTTCGGGCCTGCTTTAAAGACCTCTACAAACCCTCATTTCCGTTCACGCTACGCTGACCTATCCGCTTGCGTAGAAGCCGTTGTAGACGCTTTAAACGCTAACGGCATATATCTATTACAGAAGAACTATGACTGCGATGACGGGGTTATGGTTGAGACTGTATTTGTTCACGAATCTGGCGAGATGTTGGAGTGCGGAATAGTTCACTTCCCAGCCACCAAGCGCGATAGCCAAGGCTACGCTAGTGCTTTGACCTACGCTCGGAGATATAGCCTTATGAGCGCCTGTGGCATCGCGCCCGAAGATGACGATGGTAATGCCGCATCCAAGAAGCAACCAGAGCAAAAGGCTAACCACAACGCCATGCAAGACCACTTAACCGCTATACAAGATGCCAAGAATGTAGAAGAACTGCAAACAGCGTTTAAAGATGCCTACAAAGCGGCAGGCACAGACAAAGAATGGCTGGAAGCAGTAACAGCGGCTAAAGACTTAATGAAAAGGAAACTGAAATGACTGAAGAAATAATCCAACGCTCGGATGCCTGGCACGAAATTCGTTTGGGCAAAGCAACGGCTTCACGCATTGCCGACATTATTGCCAAGACCAAAAGCGGTTACAGCACCAGCCGCGACAATTACATGGCGCAGTTGGTGTGCGAACGCTTGACTGGTCAAAAGGGCGAGTCATTTACCAATGCGGCAATGCAACATGGAACGGATACTGAGCCTTTGGCAAGAAGCGCCTATGAAGCCCATGCAGATGTAATGGTGGAAGAAGTAGGGTTTGTACAGCACCCAAAGATTGAGATGGCTGGCGCTAGTCC